CCCCTGTCTTTTCTGGCAGCCCCTCCCCAACACAGTCCAAAGTTCACCAAGACAGTCCGTTTACTTCCCGACCCGATCCAGATCAGTCCTGATGCCTGCCAAAAAGAAACAAGCGCTACGAGGGGCAACTAAACCGCGTATCCAGTCGGTACCTTTAAAGGGCAAATCTAAGTTCGATGATGTTCTGGAGATCGCCAAGCTGCTTAATGTCTCATTCCTGCCTTACCAGGAATATGTCCTCAAGGATATGTTGACCGTGGATAAGAAGGATATGTGGATCCGTAAGTCCAGCCTGTTGCTCATATCGAGACAGAATGGCAAGACATTTTTAGCGCGAATGCTAATCCTGACTCACCTTCTCAAGTGGAATACCGATGTTTTGATCATGTCCTCTAATCGCTCGATGGCCTTGGAAACGTTTAGGCAGGTTGCTAACTCGCTTGAGAATAACGATCACCTCAAGGGCATGGTCAAGCAGATCCGTCACGCTAACGGTACAGAGTCGATCGAGATGTTATCTGGGGCGCGTTTAGATGTTGTAGCAGCGACCAGAGACGGCTCACGCGGTCGATCTATCAATGGCCTGCTTTATATCGATGAAGTACGCGAAATCTCCGAGGAAGGCTATCGAGCAGCGATGCCGGTAACCCGCGCTCACGCTAACAGCCATGTTCTACTAACTAGCAACGCAGGAGATGCATTCAGTACAGTTCTAAACCAATTAAGAGAACGAGCCTTAGACAACCCGCCTAAGTCCTTCGGGTTTTATGAATACTCAGCACCTCAGTATTGCAAGATCGATGATCGAGCAGCTTGGGCGCAAGCCAACCCAGCGCTCGGTTACACAATTACAGAAGCAGCGATCGAGGAAGCAATAGCGACTTCGCCTATCGAAAATACTCGCACCGAAACCTTATGCCAATGGATCGACTCCTTGAGCAGCCCTTGGCCTCATGGCATTCTTGAGGAAACTTCTAACAGCGAACTCCAGATACCGCCCGGCGGATATACAGTCTTTGGCTTTGATGTGTCACCTTCTAGGCGCAATGCTTCACTCGTTGCTGGCCAGATATTGCCAGATGGAAAGATCGGCGTAGGGATCTTGCAGACTTGGGAGTCGGCAGTCTCGGTCGATGATCTAAAAATTGCAGCTGAGATAAAGGCTTGGTCTGATCAGTATCGCCCACGGCAGATCTGCTATGACAAGTACACAACCCAGTCGATCGCCGACAAGTTATCGAACGCGGGTTGCATGGTTCAAGACATATCAGGCCAGCAGTTCTATCAGGCCTGCGGAGATTTACTCGATGGCCTAGTTAATCATCGCGTAGTTCATAACGGTCAAGCCAACCTAATGCAGCAGATGAATAACTGCGCAGCTAAAGTCAATGACTCTGCTTGGCGTATCGTTAAAAGAAAATCGGCAGGCGATGTGTCTGCACCTATCGCTTTGGCAATGGTTGTCTCGATGTTAATGAAACCACAACAGGTAGCGGCTATATACGCAGGTTGACCTATATCTAGTGTATAATTGCCCTCTATGGGTATCCTTTCGCGCCTTACAGGTGCAACATCATCGCCAACTATTGAAGCGCAAGCTGCTCCGCAAGTTCTCGGTGAATATTCTCCTTATGCAATGCCCTTTCAGTTTGCCTATGTTGGTCGTACTGAAGCGATGGGCGTTCCTGCCCTAGCGCGATGCCGCAACTTGCTTGCTGGCACTATCGGCACAATTCCTTTAGAACTTTACAAGAAGTCAACTGGTGAGGAACTTGGCAAACCACTATGGCTTGATCAACCTTCTTACTCACAGCCTCGTTCAGTAACTATCGCCTACACAGTTGACAGCCTCCTATTTTATGGCCAAGCCTTCTGGCAGGTTGTTGAGACCTACCAAGAGGACGGCAGACCTTCTCGCTTTGAATGGGTTGCTAACTCTCGCGTTACTGCAACACTCGATCGAGATAATGTATTCGTCAAGTCTTACGCCATCGACGGCACAACCGTACCAATGGACGGCCTTGGTTCACTCGTTACATTCCAGTCACTCAGCGATGGCATATTAAATACCGGCACTTCTACAATTCGCGCCGCTCTTGATGTTCAGAAGGCCGCGGCTATCGCTGCTGGCACTCCAATGGCAACTGGCTACCTAAAGAATACAGGCGCTGATCTACCACCAGCAGAAGTTCAAGGATTACTAGCTGCTTGGAAAAATAGCCGTAATAACCGTTCAACTGCTTATCTAACTTCAACTTTAAGTTATGAGTCTGTCGGCTTTAGCCCTAAAGACATGATGTACAACGAGGCTATCCAAAACTTAGCGACTGAGATCGCTCGCCTTTGTAATATTCCGCCTTACTATGTCTCAGCAGACCAAAACACCACAATGACTTATGCGAATGTCCAGGACGAGCGCAAGCAGTTCCTAACGCTATCTTTGCAACCATTCGTATCAGCGATCGAGGATCGTCTATCTATGGACGATATCACCGCTCGCGGAAACATTGTTAAGTTTGATATTGATAAGAACTATCTACGCACAGATCCGATCGTAGAACTTCAGATCATTCGAGAACTTCTTGACCTTCAACTAATTACCCAAGATCAGGCCATGGAAATGACTGACTTAACTCCTAACGGAAGCGGTGAAATGCAATGAGCGAGATGTTGACATTCTCGGCAGAACTTACAGCGGATAGCGCAGCGCGCACTATCTCTGGCAAAATAGTGCCATTCGGCGGCGAAGTTGGAAACACTTCCGCCGGTGCAGTTGTCTTTGAGCGCGGTGCGATAAACATCTCTGACACCAGCAAAGTCAAACTCCTATTGGAACATGACCCAAAGCAGCCTATCGGTCGCGCTCAATTCTTTAACGAAACAGATGAAGGGATCTTTGCTTCTTTCAAAATCTCTAAGTCCTCTCGCGGTACAGATGCTTTAATCGAAGCCAGCGAAGAACTCCGTACTGGTCTTTCAGTCGGAGTTATGGTCAATGCAGCAAAGCCTAAGAATGGCGTGTTGTATGTGTCGAGCGCTGACCTGCTCGAAGTAAGTTTGGTACAAGCAGCGGCATTCAAGTCTGCGGCAGTAACCGATATAGCGGCATCACAAGATGAAGTCGCTGAACCTACCCAACCAACAGAAAGCGAGACAGCCACCGTGGAAGAAACCACTTCAGCAGTCGAAGCAACACCTACAGTTGAGGCTGCCGCAGTTGAAGCTGCTCGCCCTGCTGTAACAGCAATGGCTTACTCAAAGCCACGCATTGAACTAACTGCAGCAAAGTATGCAGAAAACACTATCCGCGCAGCGCTAGGTGATGAGTCAGCTCGTCAATATATCCTTGCAGCAGATAACACAACTGACAACGCTGGTCTCGTGCCAACTCGTCAACTTTCAGAAATCATCAACCCACTCGGAACAACAATTCGCCCATCGATCGATGCGATCTCACGCGGGGTTCTTCCAGATGCAGGCATGACTTTTGAGATCCCAAAGATCACACAGATGCCAGCAGTCGGCGAAGTTGCAGAAGATGCAGCATTCACAGACACAGATCAGAACTCAGCGTTCTTATCAGTATCAGTAAAGAAGTACGCCGGACAGCAGACATTCTCTGTCGAATTGCTCGATCGTACATCTCCAGCATTCTTTGATGAACTCGTACGCAACATGGCAGCGGCTTACGCAAAGACAACCAACGCAGCAGTTAACGCAGCGTTGATCTCAGGCGCAACAGCAGATGCAACAACCACAGTAACCTACCCAACAGCTTCAGAACTTCTCGGAATTGTTGCTCGCGGTTCAGCTTCTGTTTACGCTGCAACAGCAGGACTTGCTAACCCATTTGCTCGCAACATGGTTGTAAGCACAGGTCAATGGTCAAACATCATGTCACTTAACGATGCAGGTCGCCCAATTTATACAGCATCACAGCCAATGAACGCAGGCGGAGCAGTAGCCCCAACTTCACTCACAGGCAATGTTGCAGGACTCAACCTCTATGTTGATCCAACAAACGCTGGCGATGGCGATGGAACTATCCTCGTTGTTAACCCAGATGCTTACACATGGTACGAGTCACCAACTTACCGCCTACGCGCAGAGTCAACTGCAGCAGGTCAGGTAACTATCGGTTACTACGGCTTTGGCGCTATCGCAACCAAGGTTGCAGCAGGCGCATTCAAAAACAACAAGGCGTAATTAACGCTCACTAAGTCGCTGGCGGGGTAGTGCCCTTCTACCCCGCCAGTCTTTAGAAAGAAGGAAGCATGGCACTTACTACAGTCTCAGAGTTACGCACCGCCCTTGGCGTTGGTACTCTCTATGCTGATGCAGTCCTGCAACAAGTCTGCGATGCCGCAGATAATGTCCTTCTGCCTTTTTTATGGAAAAATCAGCAATATATCATCGCTCATGGCAATACCGGCACAGTCGGCACTCTTTACTTTGATCAACCTATCCGCGATTATTTTTATGTCGGACAGTCAGTAGTAATCTCTGGCGCTGGCACAAAGTACAACGGCACTAAAACAATTA